GTTCCCACTCCGTCATTCGTCCTTCTCCTTTTCAGCCATTTTCTCCCCTATCCCCCACACCATCACGGCGATGAAGGCCAGAAGAGCCACCTGTAACACGTCAAGAATCAACTGTAATGACGGGGTCGTTTGTTCCCCATTTGGCGTTGTGCTTGATCTTATGCATATTAATATGGATGCGTTTTAGATGAGCCATTCTTTGACCTCTTCCTCTAGAACGGAGGAGGCAAGATTAATCTTGTTCCGTAATGCATAAATAATTTTTTCATCCACTGTTCCCTCTGCGATGAGATCAATGTAAGTGACCTTGTCATCAGTTCCAATTCGGTGATTACGTGCTTCTGCTTGCTCTCTTATCTCTAAGTCATAACTGTTGGAGTAAAAAATTGCAAGGTTAGCGGCTGTTACGGTAATTCCTCTTCCCCCTGTCATAGGTTGACCTATGAAAAATCGAGGTTCTTCTTTTTCTTGAAAATTTTGAATATTTTCTTGACGCATTTTTTCAGGAGTATCCCCATAATAAGTGACCACGGATCGAGGACCATAGTTCTTTAGTAATGTTTTTTCAATCTCCTTGATGTCATGGCGATAATTAGCCCAGATGATGGCTTTTCCACCATGCTCTTCTAGAATAGCCAATAATTCCTTGATACGGTTATTCGCCAAGCCTATAACACGACCGTTATCGGTTGGTAAATGACCACAAACAATTTGGTGAAGTCTCACCATCTGGGCGAGCACTGACGTTGTCGTCAATGTCTCTTTCTGGAGCTCAACCAATGCAAATTTTTTCATCTGCATATAGGCGTCCAATTGTTCTGTTGTAAGACTGACAATGCGTTTCATCCATACTTGATCAGGAAGATCCAAAGCCTCTTTTTTTAATACCCGGTAGGAGAACTGTTTTAATTTATGATTAAGTTCTTCCAGATTCTTGTATCCTGTCACTTTATTGAAGGATCGACCTCCGAACGACAAGCGCTGCAATTGGCAGTGCCGGTTGCGAAAAGTGTAAATGGAACTGAATCCTAAAAGTTCATGATTAAGGAAATTACATTGCGCGTAAAGATCTTCAGGAGATTTGGTAATGGGAGAACCTGTCATAATAACCCTATAACGCGCTAAATTACCTAATTTTGTAATAGCTTTAGTTCTAATGGCAGTAGGATTTTTAATCATTGTACTTTCATCCACCACCATTAAGGCACGACGTGTCATTAGATATCGATCCGCAACCCTACGCCCACGTTCTGTAGCAAAAGCATCCACGTTTATTATTAAAATATTGAAATGAACTTTGTCAGCAATGAATAAAGTACTTAATTCTTCTTCGTGTTTTTTTGTTTTTTGTCCTGTCCAAATAATGACATTACGATCTACATGATCAGCCATATGGATCTCAATCTCTTTTTTCCATGTTCCTTTGACACCATTAGGACAGATGACAAGAATACCATTGATGTACCCATTGTCATACAAATAAGAGGAACTATCCAAAAGAACTTTGGTTTTTCCACATCCCATTTCCATCAACAACGCAAATTCTTTTTCACCACGACGGAAGTGATTGAGCATTAACCCCATTCCAGTTAATTGATGTTTATAGGGAGAAGTCTTAAATTTATAATGTAATTTATTCATACTTTCTGCAATTCTTGTTAAATTCAGCATTCTTTTAACATTTTAATTGATACATTTAAATAAAAAATATATATGGTGTGAAAGAAAGATCAGAATGTCGGAAAATAAAGGTAAAGTATACGTAATCCAGGAAGTGGCAAAATTTAATGTTATACCTGCTAACGAATATGGTGAGTTAGTTCCCCTATTTGAGGAAGGTAAGCAGATAATGTTATCTCCTGCGCCTGCGATACGAAAAGCAAAGGAAAAGTTGAGAAACTTTAGCGATGATGATTTTTTATTATTAATAGGGGATCCGAGCATGATAGGTTTAGCTTGCGCGGTGGCTTCTGATAATAATAGAGGTAAATATAAAGTGTTGAAATATGATCGTCGTTCCTTTAAATATTTTCCTATACAGATAGACTTGAATGAAAGGAATACTAGAGATGAGCGAGAAAGTTGATTTTTTATCATATCTAAACGATGACGATAAAAAAGAAGTAAAAATAACAGAGGTCAAAGACGTATCTACGGCCTCTAATAATTATCTAAAACTCGAAAGCGATATACTCGCTTTGGAAAATCAAATTAAAACTAAAAAAGCTGCGCTGCAACAAGCGAATGATTCTATTGTTCAATTGATGGAGCAAAGGGGGGTCAAGGAAATAAAGTTAATGAATGGTGATGCAGTAAGCTTTAAACCTTTTTTTAAAGGCAGCATCACTAAGGACAATGAAAGAGAGGCTTTTGAATGGTTGGAAAGTAACAATTTAGGGGACATCATAAAAAACATTGTTTCAGTAAGGTTTGGGAAAGGGGATAATGTAGTTGCGACGGATCTTATACAAGATCTAGAAAAGCAAGGACTTTCTCCTGACCAAAAACGCAAGGTCGAGCCAATGACCTTGAATGCTTTAATCGGCGAACAAATAAACGATGGCAAAGCCTTCCCATTAGAATTATTTAGTGTCTACATGGGAAACAAAGTGAAAATTAAACGAGGAAAATGAACGATGAATGAAGTAGCGAAGAAAAAGAAAAGTGAAATAAGTACGAATGTCGTTGATTTCACATCCCCTTCCATGGTGGGAGCAGGATTTGAGAATGTCAATGCAAGTGAATTAGCAATTCCATTTTTGAAAATTGCAAGTTCACAAACACCTGAAGTAAAGAAAGGTAATACAAAGCATGTCGAGGGACTAGAAGAAGGAATGATTTTTAATTCTGTTACAAAAGAATTTTATAATGGAATTATGACCGTTCCTTGTTTCTTTCGTTCACGTTTTGTAGAATGGGAGAAACTAGGCGAAGGCACTGGCGCTCCCGTTAAAATTTACACACCTGAAGACGTTCCACCTTTAACTAGGTCGGAACACGACGGGGAGGATCATTATATGATCAATGGTCAGCTTAGTAAAACTTACGTAGTAAGAACGGCTGAGTATTTTGTTTTACGTTTGAATGATGATGGTTCTTTTGAAAGAGCGCAAATCATTATGCAAAAAACTCAATACAAAAAATCTAGATATTGGAATACTATGATGATGAATCAAAAAACCAATAGAAAAGATGGGACTCTCGTGACATTGCCAGTATTTGCTAATGTGTACAATATGAAAGCGGTACGCGAAGCGAATAAAAAAAATGATTGGTGGGGGTGGAATATTAAACTGGAGAAATCCGTTAATGGTTATCCAAACCCTAAAAACATTGTGGAAGAGGCACAAAATTTTTATAAATTAGTTGTGTCCGGTGAGATTGATCCGAGTCCTGAGGTCATTAATGAAAGTGAAAATTCAGAGATGAAAAACATCACTCCTACGAAGGAGGATGCAATCTTAGGTTCATAGATGCTCCGAAAATACCTATGAAGATGGGCGGCATAGTCCGCCCATTTTATCGGGAATTTTATGAAAGTAGAAAAATTTAAACATATATTCAGTGGACTTGATCGTGCGCATGGAGAATATCGTTATTCCGAAACGAAAGTTAATGGAAAACGTGAAGGTAAAATGTTCACGAAACACGAAGCACCTACCTTGCAAATGTATAAGGATCATTTGGAAGGCAAGATGCCCGCTTTGGGTATTGTTCCCATTAGGGATGATGGTACGGCATCCTGGGGATGCATTGATATTGATGAGTACCCACTTGATCATAAAAAAATATTATCTAAAATAAGGGAGTTAAAATTACCTTTAATAATGTGTTCATCCAAATCTTTTGGGGCGCATCTTTTTCTTTTCTCAAAAAAACCACAAGCAGCCAATCTCTTCCAACAAAAATTGAGAGAATGCGCGGCATATCTGGGATACGCGAATTCAGAAGTATTTCCCAAGCAAACACAACTTGCTAATGAGAAGGACACAGGTTCGTGGTTGAATTTACCTTATCATGGCGACACACGATACGCGTTTCTTGACAATGGTGAAGGTGCGTCTTTGGATGACTTTTTCACCCTGTATGACAAGTTCGTTTGTGATGACATAGCCACTATTACAATTAAGATTAAACAAGACACCATTAAGAATGGTCCTCCGTGCCTGCAATTCTTAACTGAAAAGGGATACCCTGAAGGGACACGGAATAACGGCTTATTCAACATAGGAATTTTTTACCGTAAATCCAATCCTGATGAGTGGGAGAACCTCATAGAAAAATATAATTTACAGTATATGGATCCACCGTTGAACGTAAGTGAGGTCACGACCATCCAAAAACAAGTAAGGCAGAACAAGGCGGATGGCTCCATTAAATATACTTACCGATGCAATGACCAACCAATCCTGTCGGTATGCCAAAAACCATTATGCAAGACGAGAAAATTTGGAATTGGTTATTCCACGGAAGACCATCCCAAGTACAGTGATCTAGCCGTACAATCTTGCGTTCCTCCCATTTGGTTTATGAATGTGAATGACAGACGCGTGGAAATCAATCAGGTGGGGGATCTTTATAATTTTAATATTTTTCGCAATCTGGCATCTAATCAGCTTAAAACTTATATACCACGGATGAAAATCAATGATTGGGATGGAATTGTCCGTGTGTTGTTTGAGACGATCAATACCATAGACGTTCCCGAAGATGTCTCCAAGACAGGGGAATTTAAAGATTACTTGCAAGAATTCTGTCAAGTTAGGGGGGATTCCTTTACGATGGATGAATTAGGAATGGGAAAGGCTTTTACAGAAAATGGAATAACTTATTTCCGTTTGGCTGATTTATCCCATTGGCTGGATTCATCTAAAAATTTCAAGGTTCCACGCCCATGGATCGTCCAACGATTGCGGGATATGGATGGCAAAGATGTGACCGTATACCCACAAAAAGTTCAAACACGCGCCTGGACTATACCTGAATTTAAATTACCCATTAAAGATGTTCCATTACCCCCGTTGAAGACTGAGAAAAAAGATACTGATAAGGTTTTAGGGGGAGAAGACATTGATAATGAGGAGATCCCATTTTAATGATTAATATTATTTTAGGACCACCCGGTACGGGAAAGACGACTAAACTTCTGGAAATTTGTCGGCAGAAAAAAGAACAAGGAATTCCCTGGAATAAAATTGGTTTCTTCTCTTTTTCACGCAAGGCGGCTTACGAGGCGAGAGACAGAGCTCGGGATAAATTTCAGGCAAGTCGTGATGATCTCGTTCATTTCAGAACTCTTCATAGCTTTGCCTACAAGCATCTGCCCATTGATGACAATAACCTAATGAAATCGAAACACTGGAAAGAATTATCAGATCTTATTGGCTTTAATCTCGTGTTTAACAACAGTGATGAGTCTATTTTCGCCAACACCAACCACAAGTATGTGAATTTAATTAATTTAGCGAGATTGAAAGGCTTGTCCTTGCGCGATGCATGGAACACGGGACAAGAATTTATGATATGGTCAAAGTTGGATTTTATTGATAGGGCGATTACGGGATATAAAAAAGAAAATAACTTGTATGACTTTACCGATATGATTGTTGATTATGTAGAGGATTTTCATCCCACTTCTTTTGACGTTCTTTTTATTGACGAGGCCCAGGACATGCCGAAGATCCAATATGACATGGTGCATAAACTGATTTCTCAAAGCAATGAAACATATATCGCGGGGGATGATGATCAGGCTATTTTTCGGTGGAGTGGGGCGGACGTGGATCAATTCATTAATTTAAAAGGGAATGTAGAGATCTTAGATAAATCTTATCGCTGTCCTCCGAGCGTCTATAGATTGGCGAATTATATCATCACTCGTATTCGGAACCGTCGTCCCAAAGAATGGCGGCCGAAGGATGAAGAGGGTCACGTACATAGGATGACACATTTACGCCATATTGATTTATCGAAGGGAAAATGGCTTTTATTGGGACGGACCCGAAAAATAAGGAACGAAATGATTGAAGATTTTCTTTTTTCCCAAGGATATTGGTACGGAAGAGGTGAACATCGTCCAATCGCTCCTACCGTGTTAAGCGCCATTGACACATGGCAACATTTACAAGCGGGAGAAGCTGTCTCTCATAGTGACATTAAAACTTTATACAGTAAAATTAAAAGTGGTACAGGGATTAAAAGGGGCTTTAAACGATTCAAGGAAGAGGAAAAGAATGAACTTTTTACTTTGAAGGATCTTCAGAAAAATCATGGACTATTAGTAGACGGGGAATGGCATGAGGTTCTGGATCGTATTAAGCTTTCTGACATAGCTTACTTACGCCGACTGGAACAATTGAATGAGGACATCAGGGGTGAACCTAGAATTCGTGTTTCCACTATTCATCAAGCCAAGGGCGGTGAATGTGACAATGTTGTCGTACTTTTAGATCTAGGTAAATTAGTGTATAAATCATATTTAAAAAATCCTGATGATGAACATCGTGTATTTTATGTAGCCGTCACAAGAGCCAAACATAATTTATACATCATTGAAGCACAAAAACAGGAAGGATATAGGCTTTATGAATCCCCCCTCGAAAATGACTTGTAAAGAAATCCTAAGTGAAGCAAAAAAATTAATTGGTGGCGATCGCCATAAAGACTATGGTGACAAGTTGACCAATCATCAGAACATTGCGGCGTTGTGGTCTATTTTCCTCCGAAAAGAAGTGACTCCCCATGATGCCGCGGTGTGCATGGCCTTGGTAAAAGTAGCACGGCTCATGCACCAACATAAAAAAGACAGCTACATTGATCTAGCCGCCTACGCCTCTATCGCAGGAGAAATAGAAGAAAGAACAGGTAAAGATCGATCATTTGATTCAGAAGGAGAAAGAAGAGGACGTATTACAAAAGAATATGTAAAATCATTAAACAAGTGTCCCCATAATTAAATGACACAAAATAATTTTGGTTTTGTTCAATCTGAATGGATGCCCCCCGAAACCCTCCCTGATCTATCGGATGCGAAAGTAATCGCATTTGATCTGGAGACTTATGATCCTAAATTAAAGACAACGGGACCAGGATGGACATCTTCTACTGGACACGTGATTGGTATCTCAATCGCGGTGGATGGATGGAAGGGGTACTATCCCATCCGTCATGAAAATGGGTTTAACTGGGATCGGAAACGTGTCCTCTCCTGGATGAAAGATCTAATGAAAAGCGATGCCGTTAAAGTGGCGCACAATGCAGTTTATGACCTAGGATGGCTTCATACAGAAGGCATTAAAGTTAATGGACGGATCATAGACACGATGATCATGGCTCCTCTTCTTAATGAAAATAAATTTTCGTACGCCTTGAATACGGTGGGCAAAGACATGCTCAATGAATATAAAAATGAGGCTAAATTAAAAGAGGCGGCAATTGAATTTGGGGTCGATCCCAAAAATGAAATGTATAAACTCCCCGCTATCTTTGTGGGAGATTATGCTGAACGGGATGCAGACTTAACTTTACGGCTTTATCATCATATGAAACCTCTCATTGAAAAAGATAGCTTGAAAACAGTCTTTAACTTGGAAATGGATCTGCTCCCTGTTATTTTTGAAATGACAAAAAAAGGAGTACGCGTCGATGTCGAACAAGCACAGCGTTATAAAAAAAGTTTTAAGAATACAGAAAAGAAGATATTATCTAGCATACTGGAAGATACGGGTCTTGCAGTGGAGATATGGGCTGCTGAATCAGTGGCAAAAGTTTTTGACAAGCTTAAAATAAAATATCCTCGCACGGAAAAAACAGATGCGCCAAGTTTTACCAAGGATTTTTTATTGAACCATAAGCATCCTATCGCCCAGAAAATACAACGCGCGAGGGAATTTAATAAAGTCCAGACTACATTTTTAGATACTATCATTAAACATGAACACAAGGGACGCATTCATTCCAACATTCATCAAATGCGTGACGGCGAATCGGGAACCGTGTCAGGACGGTTCAGCTACTCTAATCCCAATTTACAGCAACTTCCCGCCAAAAACCTTGAGATCAAGAAACAAATACGGGGACTCTTCTTACCTGAAGAGAATGAGGTGTGGGGATCATTCGATTATTCACAACAAGAACCACGTTTGGCTGTTCATTATGCCAGTAGACTAGAATGCGAGGGTGCCGAGGTCTTAGTAGAAGAATACAATAAGAATGCCGAAGCTGATTTTCATGAGATGGTGGCAAACATAGCGGACATTGATCGTGGACGCGCCAAGACTATTAATCTAGGGTTATTTTACGGAATGGGAGTTAATAAACTCTCTCAACAATTACAAGTGGAAAAAGACATCGCGAAAGAAATTTTAAAAGAGTACAATTTACGTGTTCCATTCATTAAAGAGTTAGCGACTAGTGTGATGGGATACGCCAACAAAGAAGGTTATGTCTCAACACTTAAAGGTAGAAAATGTCGTTTTGAATTATGGGAACCAACCACGTTTGGCGTTTATAAAGCGCTTCCCTATGATCAAGCTAAATTAAAGTATGGGGAACATCATCATTTAAAACGAGCAGGTACGTACAAAGCTCTTAACCGGCTAATACAGGGATCAGCCGCCGATCAAACAAAACAAGCCATGGTCGCGCTGTACAAGGAAAATATAGTTCCACTTATTCAAATCCACGACGAACTTACTTTAAGCTTTGATGGATCGGAAAATGTAAAAAATAAAATTATTTCCGTGATGGAAAATTGTGTCACTTTGGTTGTTCCATCAAAAGTTGATTGCGAAATTGGAAAATCCTGGGGAAACGCGATCTAGGTTTTCTGCCGTAAATTAAAATTGTGTTGACATTGATATTGTATAATATAATATAATATTATAATTAATTTATGGAGAAAGGTAGAATTATGAAATATAAATTTCACGATGGCGGTAGATCAAACACCTCTTTTAAAAAGAAAAGAGATTTAGGGGATTGCGCTGTTAGAGCATTAACTTTAGCAACCAAATTACCTTATGAAAAAGTTTGGTGTGATTTATGCCAACTATCTAAATTTACGGGTATGTTTCCTAATAATCACGAAACTTATGAATTATTTTTAGCTGAACATAGGTGGATAAAACAAAGGACACCTAGAGATAAAAATAAAAAATTAATCTCACTTAATAAATGGGATTTTAAAAAACAAGCTGTGATAACTTTTTCATCACATTTGGTTTATATTAATAAACAAACTGTTTTTGATACTTGGGATTGCAGACACCAAAAAATTAGAAATTATTATATTCACAAATCAGAATTAGTAGGAGTAGATAATTATAATGGAGAAAGGTAGAATGACTGATTTATTAACAATTCCCCAAAGCTTGGTGGATGCCGCCAACGCGCCTGATGATAAGAAATTATTAAAAGAGTGGGAAAAGAAAACTGATAATGGCGGGTGGAAAATAAATTCCCCTTCCATACCCAATTCAAAAAGAAGAAGGGATGTCCATACGGATATCCGCTTCGGCGCTTGTACTCTCATTGAAAATGAACAATTAAAGAAGAAGCCCTTTATCAAGAGGCTTCGTGAAAAGTTTCCTGAGATAGGCTCAGGAGTTATTTGTAGAATTGTCAATAAGCTCTTGGATCAGAGAGTGATTGAGAAGGATACAAAATTCAAGACTAAACCGATCCTTGTAAAAGGAAGATACTGGAGAAAGATATGAAGAAAGATATATTTGATTTGAAATTTGGGGAAAGTAAAAAGTTTGATAGACCGCGATCTTTTTATTATCTCTACGGAGAAGATGATATTATGTTATCCAAGACCTATGGTGTTTGGTACACCACATGGAAAAAAAAGAAACACTTCTTTTTAAAAAGTAAATCTAATGTCACATCCAACAAATGGACATGGTCCATCGAAGCAAACCGTGTTTTCAGTACCTTGGAGGATGCCAAAATCGGAGTCAAA